AAGAAAGATGAGGAATAAATCGTGGCAGTATATCTAAGCAACGGAGTGGTTCTTACTGTAGCAACGGTAGACCTCTCAAATCTTGTATCAGCAGTAACAATTAACCGATCATTCGATGAACTCGAAGTGACAGCAATGGGCGATTCAGGACACAAGTTTGTCAAGGGTCTTGAAGCATCATCTATCACAATCGACTTTTTCAACGATGAGGCAACATCCAAGACACTCCAAACATTGAATGCACAAGTTGGCAACAATGCCACAGTTACAGTTAAGCAGACTTCTGCTATTGTATCTCCAACTAACCCGCTTTACACAATGACTTGCCTAGTCAATAACATAACACCTATTAACGGCGCAGTTGGAGACCTTTCAACACAGTCCGTAACTTGGAACGTGTCTGGTACAATCGCAGTAACTACATCGTAAGAAGGAGATAAGGGCTATGGCAAAACTCAAAGTAACAAGGGCTGACGGACAGGTAAACGAGTATGAAATTACTCCGCTACTAGAGTACAGCTTTGAGCAATACGCTAAGAAAGGCTTTCACAAAGCCTTGATTGAAGATCAGAAGCAGTCAGACGTGTACTGGCTCTGCTGGGAAGCAATTAGACGTTCGGGTGAAACAGTCAAGCCTTTCGGGGAACAGTTCCTTGAGATTCTCAAGTCAGTTGAGGTCTTAGAGTCTGACCCTTTGGACTAAGGCTGGAAAAGAACTCCATCACCTATCTCGCGACTCGATTGAGTTATGAGTTTGGAGTTCCTTTCCAAACCATCGTGGAACTTCCTCCGATGGCTTTCAAGGCTCATATACAGGTATTAAACGATTTAGCGAAGGAGCGTAACGATGCCAGTAGAACTGGAAAACGCCGTAGCACTTCGTAAAGCCATGAAGGAATACACTCCTGAATTAGCCAAGGAAACCCAGAAGGAAATCGCTGGACATCTTCGCAAGGTTACAAGCGAAGCTCGTGGCTACGTTCCTAGCACATCGCCGTTATCTGGCTGGGCTAAGGCAGTAGGAGTTTGGGAGTATCGAGCCTATAACGCTAGTAATGTTAAAGCGGGCATAGGTTATTCAACAACACCCAGCAAGCCTAATAAACGAGGCTTTAGAAGCCTTGCAAGTATTTACAATAAGTCTGCGGCAGGTGCTATCTATGAGACAGCAGGTCGCTTAAACGCTCAAGGTAATCCACCAGCCCGCCGTGTAGCAGGTTGGACAGGCGGCGCTTTTGGCAAGGGCGAAATTGGGCAAGTCTGGGAGTCTGGCAAAGGCGTTAATAAGTCAGCCAATCCTTATGCTGGTAAGCAGTTCATCAACTCATTGCCACCATTGGTTGATTCACAGCAGTCAAACAGCGCAGGTCGTAGAACTCGTAAAACCAAGGGTCGTTTGATATTTAGAGCATGGGCTAACGATCAAGGCAAGACAACAGCTGCAATTGTTCAAGCCATACAGGCTGCCAATATGAAAGTAGTTACCAAGGTTAATGCTCGCGGTGAAGTCGATTACAGGTCAAAGGGGTAACACATGTCAATGACAGACCTAGCAATCCGCATTGCTACTACCATGGATGCGACTGGCTTAAACAAGGCAGACAAGCAAGTCAAGAGCTTTGAGAAAAGCGTTAAGAGCCTTGGAAGAACTTTAGGAGTAAGCCTTAGCGTAGCCGCAGTTGTTGCTTTTGGTAAGAAAGCCGCACAAGCATTTATTCAAGATGAGAAGGAAGCCCAACGCTTAACTACAGCAGTTAAGAATCTTGGGCTTGAACTATCTGCGCCAGCCATTTCGCAGTACATAGATAACCTATCTAAAATCTCTGGCGTTACGGACAGTCAGCTTCGTCCAGCGTTTCAGGCACTTTTGCAGACCACAGGATCAGTCACAGCCAGCCAGCAAGCCTTGCAGCAGGCAATAGATGTGTCGGTTGGTAGCGGCATTGAATTAACTACAGTTTCACAGGATTTGGCTAATGCCTACATTGGAGTTACCCGAGGATTAAGAAAGTACAACTTAGGACTCACACAGGCAGAACTTAAGGCTGCTAGCTTTGAGGAAATAAGCGTCAGACTCAATAAACAGTTTTCTGGGGCAAACGCAGCTTTCCTAGATACTTACGCAGGCAAGTTACAAAGGCTAGGCACAGCAGCAGGCGAAGCTCAAGAAGCAATCGGTGCATCGGTGATAGAACTAGCCATGGCGGTTACAGGCGCATCAGATGTAGAGCAGTTGATTGGCAAGATAGCCTCTGCTACAGATTTTGCGGTCGCTCGTTTAGATAACTTTATTGAAGGCTGGAAGATTCTTAAGGCAATCATTAACAGCAGCCTAGGCGAGTTTAAGAAGAATATTCAGGCAGTACAGGTCGAAGAGTTTAACCGCCGTATGCGCCGCGATTATATGAAGCCTTTTGAGGGTACAACTATTCCAATGAGCCCACAAGCAATGGCTCAACAGCGCGCCGCAGAGGCCGCAGCCCGTAAACGCTCTGCTGAATTGCTTAAGTCACAGCAGAAAAACACAGCAGAATTAAAAAAGCAAAACAGCCTCAAAAAGACAGGCACTCTTTTCGACCAGACCCAGATTCAGATTATTGCAGCGTTAAAGGGCAAAGTCTCGGCTGATGATCGTAAGCGCCTAGAACTGCAATTGGCTCTGGCTACCGAAAACGTATCAGAGGTCGAAAGATTAGGGAAACAATTAGCCATTTCTCAAGGCTTAGGCGAGGACTTGGCTAAGTTCTTAACCACTCTTCCATCTGCTAAGAATCCCTTTGAGGCATGGAAAGGCTTTCTTGATGGTCTTGAGGCGCAAGCTGCTCGTATTGCCAACATGAAGCCACAGATGGGTAACTTCCAATTTACAGTCCCAACTGGCAACTTTACCTATGGACAAGGCAACCCACTCAACACCGATGTGTTCGTTGACCCTAGAGGCGCTGCTGGTGGCTCGACAGTCGTGGTCAATGTCGCAGGGTCGGTCACAACATCCCAGAACCTTATAGACGAAATTCGTGGCGGGCTCAACGTAGCTGCACTCTCTGGTTCATCCGCTAACGTGGAACGCAGAATCGGCGGCTGGTAATGTCATTACCCGCAACTATCAACGTATCTTTTGACTTTTCAAGCGGAGCGACCTTTGGTACTGGCTTTGTCATTGGAGACCCAACCTACGGAGTTATTGGGGTTAGCCGATTCGGTTCTGACACCACAGTAATCCCAGTAGTTGATCTAACTCCAAACGTTTACAACATATCCATCAGCCGTGGGCGCAACATCATGCGCGATACCTACGAGGCTGGCAATGCCACAATCCGAGTATTAGACCCTAACTCTGACTTTAACCCACAAAACACAGCCTCGCCTTACTTTGGCAAGTTAGCGCCACTTCGCAAGATTCGTGTATCTGCTACAACTGCCACTACAAGCTCATGGCTTTTTAGCGGTTATGTGCAGGATTACAAGTACACATACCCACAGGGGCAAGAGACTGGCTATGTGGACATCATTGCTACAGATGCCTTTCGCCTATTCAACATGGCTAACGTGCAGACCATCCCAGACACAGCAGCAGGTCAAACCACTAGCACCCGCATAGGCAAGATTCTGGACTACATCGAGTTCCCTTCTTCAATGCGCTCTATCTCGACAGGGCTTAGCACCTGTATCGCTGATCCTGCTACAGCCCGCACAAGCCTAGAAGCGATGAAGAACGCAGAGTTCTCCGAGGTAGGGGCTTTATATATGGACGCAGAGGGTACTGCCGTCTTTAAGAACCGCACCGAGGTAGTTGAGTCAATCGGCACGACTCCAATCCAATTTAATCAGACCACAGGTATCCCATACAAGAACCTACAGTTCGCCTTCGATGACAAACTCATCATTAACGATGTGACATTTAAGCGTTATGGCGCTGGCACAACACAGGAAGTATTTGATAACGACTCTATTGCCAAGTACTTCCCACATAGCCTAAATCGTCCTGACCTAGTGGCAGAGACAGACGATATTGTTCTGAACGTAGCGCGTGAATATGTAGCAACCCGCAAGGAGACCACAATCCGCATAGACGCGATGACTGTGGACTTGCTGGATACAGCAGTACCAACAGATACCATGATTGGGCTTGAGTACTTTGACAATGTAGAGATAACCAATGTCCAGCCTGACGGCTCGACTATTGTTAAAACATTACAAGTTCAAGGGCTAAAGTGGGATATAACTCCCAA